GATTGTACGATTGCAGGTGCTGCTCCAGCTACAGGCAGACTCAGAGTCTATGCAACTGTTATTGATTTAGCAGGTCATGGACTAGACGATAAGCCTGATGAGGTTGATAGAGACCAGTTAGCGTAACTATTTAGGGGAGCAGGGCAACTTGCTCCTCTTTACACTTAGGGATTACAGATGGCAGAGAGTTACTTAACATTAACGAATAAAGTATTAGCAAGATTAAATGAAGTACAACTAACTTCAAGTAACTTTTCAAATGCTAGAGGCATACAGGTTCAAGCACAAAATGCAGTAAATGAATCTATTCGTTACATTAATCAAAAAGAATTTCAATATCCTTTTAATCATTCAACAAAAACAGAAACGCTAGTTCCGGGGACAGTAAGGTATACAATACCTACAACTGCAAAGACAGTTGATTATAATACATTTAGATTAGCAAAGGATTCGGATTTAGGTTCTAGTGGTGGCAGATTGTATGTATTAAATTATAATGAATACATAAATAATTATATTACACAAGAAGATGAGATAACAACAACAAATTTAGATGGTGCTTTAACAGATTCGGCAACAACTGTGACTGTTAATAGCACAACAGGATTTGATTCTACAGGCACTATATTTATAGGCAACGAACAAATAACATATACAGGAACATCCTCCACTACATTCACAGGTGCTACTAGAGGTGCTAATGACACTACTGCTGTTGCTCATAGTGATGATACCCAAGTAGCACAGTTTGAACAAGGTGGCATACCACAATATGTGGCTAGAACTCCTGATAATAATTTTTTACTTTACCCTTTTCCAACAAAAGGTTTTACCTTAAAGTATGACTTCTTTTCTTTTCCAACAGATATGTCTGCTCATAGTGACACGACAACAATACCTGATAGATTTGCAGCAGTAATAATAGATGGTGCAACTGCTTTTGTTTATCAGTATAGAGGTGAAACAAATCAATATCAATTAAACTTTGCAAGATTTGAACAAGGTATAAAAAATATGCAGACTCTTTTAGTTAATAGATTTGAATATGTAAGGTCTACTTTCATACCGAGAGTTGGATATACAAGTAGTGCAGATTTAAATATAAGGATAAACTAAATGCCTGATTCTTCACAAGTAACACCTGTTGCATTTAACTGTGAAGGTGGATTAGTTCTTAATCGTTCTACCTTTATGATGAAACCGGGTGAGGCATTAGAGCTAGAAAACTTTGAGCCTGACATAGAAGGTGGTTACAGAAGAATAAATGGATTTAGCAAGTATGTAACTGCAGTAGTTCCACAAACTTCTTCTGCTTCAGAAAAAGTATTAATGGTTGCTACGTTTGCAAGTAAAGTTGTAGCAGCAAGAGGAACAAATATATTTCAAGCTACTCCGGGTGGTTCTTCATGGACCACTATAGATAGTGGCAGAACAAGTGCAGGTAAGTATAACTTTGAGAGATTTAACTTTGATGGTAATGACAAGTTAATTGTAGTAGATGGAACAAACGCACCAACAGTTTTTAATACATCATTTAGTGCAACAGATGTATCTTCAGGTGGTGGTGGAGAAGTAAGCACTGCAGTAACAGGTGCTAAGTTTGTTGTAGCATTCAAAGAACATATGTTCTATGCAGGTATGTCAAGTGCTAAACAAGAGCTAGTATTTAGTGTGCCTTTTGATGAAGATAGTTTTGCTACAGGAAGTGGTGCAGGAACTGTTAAAGTTGATGACGAGATAACAGGTCTTAAAGTTTTCCGAGAAGATTTATTTATCTTTTGTCAAAATAGAATATTTAAATTATCAGGAACGTCAAGTTCTAACTTTGCAATAACTGCAGTAACAAGAGACATAGGATGTATCAACGGAGATACAATTCAAGAATTTGCAGGTGACTTAATATTCTTAGGACCTGATGGATTACGTACAATCGCAGGTACTGCAAGAATTGGTGACGTTGAATTAGGAACTATAAGTTCCAATGTGCAAAGTTTATTTGATGATAACTTAGCAAGTGCTTCAGAGTTTGACTCTATAGTTATACCTGATAAAACACAGTACAGAATATTCTTTACTAAAGATGGCACAGGAGAAAATGCAACTCAGGGTGTTATATGTGTTTTAAGAGGACAAACTTTTGAGTTTGCCAAGATTAGAGGAATAAAACCTGCCTCTACAGATACATTTGTATCAGCAGGAGATGTAATTGTACTACATGGTGCGTATAGTGGTGGTTACATTTACAGACAAGAATCAGGTAATGACTTTGATGGAACTGCTATATTAGGTAAATATAGAGGTCCTGATATGACATTTGGTGATGCAGGTATACGTAAACATATGCAACGTGTTATCGTAAACTTTAAACCTGAATCAACAATAGATGCAGATTTGTTTTTAAGATATGACTACGAAGCAAAAGACTCTGCAAGACCTGCAGCTTACGAATTAGACTCTAGTGATATAGCTGCAATATATGGAACTGCAACTTATGGAGCAGGTTCTACCAACTTTGGGACTTATGGTGGTGCTTCACAACCACTTGTAAGACAGTCAGTTGAGGGGTCAGGATTTGCAGTTGCATTAAGAGTTAATGATGGTGGTTCTACTGCACCATATTCTTTAAAAGGATTTCAGTTAGAATATCAAACAGGAGCAAGGAGATAAATGGGAGCTACATATACAAGACAGTCTTCGTATAGTGATGGCGATACAATCACTGCTGCTCATACCAATGATGAGTTTAATCAGTTATTAGCTGCCTTTGCAGCAAGTACAGGACATACTCATGATGGTACGACTGCAGAGGGTGGTCCTATTACTAAACTACTTGGAACTGCAATTACAATAGGTGATGGCACTGCAGGTACAGATATAGCAGTTACATTTGATGGTGAATCAAATGATGGTGTTTTAACATGGAAAGAAGACGAAGACTATTTTGAATTTAGTGATGACATACTTATTGCTTCTACAGAAAAAATACAATTTAGAGATACAGCTATACACATCAGTTCCACTACCGATGGACAATTAGATTTAGTAGCAGACACAGAAATACAACTTGCTGCAACAACAATAGACATTAATGGTAATGTAGATATATCAGGCACAATAACAATAGGTAGTGCAGGTATATCAGAAACAGAATTAGAAGTTCTTGATGGTCTTACTGTAACTACTGCAGAAGTAAATATATTAGATGGTGACACAAGTGCTACATCAACAACTGTAGCAGATGCAGATAGAGTTGTATTAAATGACAACGGAACTATGGTGCAAGTAGCAGTAACAGACTTAGCTGCTTACTTTGATGATGAAATAACTGCAATGCCTAATCTTGTAACTACTGCTGCTACAACAGTAGGTGCATTAGACAGTGGTTCTATTACAAGTGGTTTTGGTAGTATTGATACAGGTTCATCTACAATAACAACTACAGGATTAATAACAGGTGGTTCATTAGATATAGATGATGTTGTTATAAATGGTAGCACTATTGGTCACACAGATGATACAGACCTTATAACTGTAGCGAATGGCATAGTAACAGTAGCAGGTGAAATATCTGTAACTACACTAGATATTGGTGGCACTAACGTAACTGCCACTGCCACAGAATTAAATTTATTAGATGGTGTATCAGGATTAGTACAAGCTGACTTTACAAAACTAGCTGCAGTAGATGCAACTGCAACAGAACTAAACATCATGGATGGTGACACTTCTGCTTCTTCTACTACACTTGCAGATGCAGACAGAGTCGTGGTCAATGATGCAGGAACAATGAAGCAAGTCGCTTTAACTGACTTTGAAACTTATTTTGAGTCTGCATTAGATACGTTATCAAATGTAACAACAGTAGGAACACTTGACAGTGGTGCTATATCTAGTGGCTTTGGCAACATAGATGTAGGTTCTAGTAACTTAACTGCAACAGGAACTATATCATTAGGTGCTACATCTTTTAATGATAATGCAATAACTAATGTAGGTGACATTGCTCTTGATTCTATCAGTGCAGATGGAACAGATATTAATGTAGCAGTATCAGATAACTCAGGAACTGCATTTACAATTAAGCAAGGTTCAGATGCATACCTCATAGTAGATACAGGAAATAGTAGTGAGTCAGTGTCTATTGGTACAGGTGTATCAGGAACTGCTATAACATTAGGACACAGCACATCTGAAGTAACTGTAGCAGATAACTTAACTGTTACAGGTGACCTCACAGTATCAGGCACAACAACTACAGTAAACTCAACAATTGTAAATCTAAACGACCACAACATCGTATTAGACAGTGGTAATAGCACAAGTGCAGTTATCAATGGTGCAGGTATTACAATAGAAGGTGGTTCAGGTGATGATGCTACATTTACATATAATACTACAGGACCTCAGTTTGAATTAAAGTTAGGTTCTAGCTTTGAAGATTTACAAACTGCTAAGTTAACTGCTACTGAATTAGATATATCAGGTGATGCAGATATTGATGGCACATTAGAAGCAGATGCTATAACAGTAAATGGAACTGCTCTTGCTACAGTTATTGCAGGAACTACAGTAACAAATGCTACCAATGCTGCACACGTAACTGTTGCAGATAATGAAAATACAAATGAAGAAAACTTAATTACATTCATTGAAGATACTTCAGCTACAGGAAATGTGGGTTTAGAATCAGACGGAGACTTTACTTACAATCCAAGCACAGGAACAGTAAGTGCTACTATATTTAAAGGTAATATAGATGCAGTGGATGGAGACTTTGATGGAACGCTTGAGACAGATGCATTATCCATAGCAGGAACAACAATAACTTCTACTGCAACAGAATTAAATATAATGGATGGTAACACATCTGCCTCATCAATTACCTTGGTAGATGCAGACAGATTAGTGACCAACGATGATGGTACTATGAAACAAGTAGCATTGACTACTTTAAAAACATATTTGACTAGTGCAGGGTTTTCAACAGAAGACCCAACTGCGTTAGCCATTGCGTTAGGTTAATTTTAACTTGACAAATAAGCACAAATAGTGTATAATTATAAGGAAAGAGAAATATGGCAAATACATTTAAACTTGTAACTAAAGCAGGTGTAACAAGTGCTGATGTCATTTACACAGTAGCAAGTTCTACAACTACAGTTGTTTTAGGAATTATGCTCGGTAATACAACAACAAGTCAAGTTACTGCAACAGTTACAATAGAATCAGACACAAGTAATAGGTCAGGTGGTAATGACGAAGCAAATCAAACTGTGGAGTTAGTTACAAATGCACCCATACCTGCAGGTTCATCCCTTGAACTATTAGCAGGTAACAAAGTTGTAATGGAAACAACTGATGTGTTAAAACTAACTGCATCAGGTGCAACTGACATAGCAGTATCAATCATGGAGATTACATAATGGGATATGTAGGTAATCCACTTCCTGCAAATTTTCAAGCTTCACCTGCCGTAGTAAGATTTAGTGGTGATGGAAGTGATACTACATTCGCATTAGGTAGAACCATATCAAATGTCCAAGACATACTTGTATCAGTTGATGGTGTTGTTCAAGATAGTGCTGCTTACACTATTCCTGATGGGTCTACTCTTACTTTTAGTGCAGCTCCTTCAAGTGGAACAAATAATATCTTTGTATATTTTCTTGAACTAGCAGGTGGTAACATTACTCCTGCAGCAGAGAACAAGGGTAACTTCAAAGGTGGTGGATTGTTTAGAACTAATGCCCAATCATTAGGTGCAAACATAACAATACTTGCAACCGAAAATGCAAACGTCACAGGACCTCTTACAATAACAAGTGGTGTAACATTGACAGTGGAATCAGGTGGAAGGCTCGTAACAATATGAGTGAAATATTTGTAGATACAATACGAAAGACTGGTGGCACACTAGGAACAGATATAAGAATTAAAAATACATCTGTATATGAGTCTGATGGTGGCACAAGTGTTACACAGAATTTAGTACAAGGGTTGACAAAGCATTGGGTAAATTTAGATGGCACAGGCACTTTTGCCATAAGTGACAGTTTTAACTGTGCTTCAGTTACTGATGATGGTACAGGTGACTATGACCCTTTTTTCACTAACAACATGAGCAATACTGAATATTCAGTTGCATGTGGGTGTCCTTCAGGTGCTGGTGACCATTCGGTGATTAATCCCTCAACTCTCGCTACAAACAAATACAGATTGGTAGTTTCAGATGGTAATCAAACCTTAGAAGACACAGACCCTGCTATGACACAAATTAACGGAGACCTAGCATGAGTACCTTAAAGACAAACACCTTAACAGGTACAACTTCAGCAGGTAGCATTGTTGTTACAGGAGAGGGTGGTTCTACCACAACGAATTTACAACAAGGGTTGGCTAAAGCATGGTTTCATTTTAATGGAAGTACAGCAACCATAAATGATAGCCTTAATGGTGCGTCTTTAACGGATTCTGGCACTGGTCAATTTATATGTAACTTAACTTCTGCAATGTCCTCTGTTGAATACGCTACTGTTAATGGCTCTAATGACAACGCTACTCATAATGCAGCATCAGATACTAATCAACCAAATTCTGCATCAGCATATAAACATAATCATTTTGAAAATAATTCTGAGACTGATATTTCTGGTAATAGCAACGCAGCTTTAGGAGACCTAGCATAATGGCAAACGGAACAATAGCATTTGATACATTAACAACATCTGATTCAGTTAAGTCTAATACAGAGAAGTCTATTGATACAAGTTATATCTTTAATGGTGTAGCTAAAATATGGGTAAATTACACACATACCACTACTACTGCCATTAGAGATAGTCTTAATATGTCAAGTATTACTGACCTTGATACAGGTTCATCAACACTTACATTTGCTAATAACATGAATAATGATGATTTTGCACAATCTAATGGCATTGGAGATTTTGGTACACAATTTAATAATAG